CGCCGCTAAGCCTAAGAAGCTGATTATTCCCCCAGCACTGATGTTCACCGCCAAGCGTCTGCTTGATACCGAACTGCGTGTTGCAACTGCTGATAACGATATCAACGCGATCAAGCAGATGGGTGTGATCCCTGAAGGCTACACAGTCAACAACTTCTTGACTGACAGCAACGGCTGGTACTTGACTACTGACGTGCCTAACGGTTTGAAACACTTTGTTCGTACCCCATTGCAAAATGGCATGGACGGTGACTTCGATACCGGTAACGTCCGTTACAAGTCCCGCGAGCGTTACAGCTTTGGCTGGTCAGACCCATTGGGCGTATTCGGTTCTCCCGGTTCGTCCTAAGCCCTCGGGCTTACTAGAAAGGGCTCCTTCGGGGGCCCTTTTTATTTGTTGCACACCACCAAATAAAGTGATATATTGCTGCTAATCCGGGCTTTCCGGTGCATTAGACAGTCCCGGCTGACGACATACAGACTAATGCGCCTAACTTGTATGTAAGGAATTATCATGGCAATTACCACATTTAACGGCCCGGTCAGATCGCAAAATGGATTTATCGCTGGTCACCAAGTTGGCACAGCTAACGCGATCAACGCAACCGCAACAGCCACCGCAGCACAAGTTGCAACCGGCTACATCACATCTACTTCGGCAGCAGCCACTACTATCACTTTGCCTACAGGCACTTTGTTGGGAACACAATTAGGCGCTGTGCAGGGTACATCTTTGGATTTGTACATTGACAACACCGCTGGTGCTGATGTCGTTACGATTGCTGTAGCTACAAACGGTATCTTGTCAAGCGCAGCCGCTGACACTGCTGGTAGCTTTGGTGACTTGACTGTTGCCGCTGGCGCAACCGGCATCGGTCGTTTCACCATCATGTTCTCTAGCCCCACTGCATACGTCTTTACCCGTACTGCTTAATTGATCTTGGGGGCTTCGGCCCCCGCATTACAGGAGATTAATTATGATGCAAACAGACGTTAAAGCAGTACACGTTGAAGCTACTGGCACTATGGTGTCTGGGCGTGTACGTGTTAAAGGTTATCAGTTTCTAGGGGGCGGTACGGCGGGGGATATTATTCTTCGAGACGGCGGTGCTTCTGGAACTGTACGACTTCAATTTAACATTTCTGCTACGCCATTGAATCCGTTATCGTTTACGATTCCCGGAGAGGGGATTTTGTTCGCCACTGACGTGCATGTGACGCTACCCGCCACTGCAAAAATAACAGTGTTCTATGGCTAAGAAAACCCCATCCCTTGCAGTAGGTCGCGGCGAGAAGCTGCCGGTCTCCAAAGGGGCTGGGCTGACTGCCAAAGGCCGTGCTAAGTACAATGCAGCCACAGGATCAAACCTCAAAGCGCCACAGCCACAAGGCGGTGCTCGCAAGAAGTCATTCTGTGCTCGTATGTCTGGTATGCCCGGCCCGATGAAAGACGAGAAAGGCAAGCCTACTCGTAAGGCTGCTTCACTAGCAAGATGGAAATGCTGAAATGAACGCTGAAATACAAACTGCAAGAGAACTCGCCACACACGCGGCGGACATTAACCATCTCCAAGAAGACATGGACAAGATGGCTAAAGACATGGCGGAGATAAAAGCTACGCTTAATAGCATCAGCAACACACTTGCGGAAGCTAAAGGCGGCTGGAAAGTGCTCATGATGTTTGGTGGTGCAGGTGGCGTAGTAGGCGCAATGCTGACCCAGATTATTCATTCAATCCCCGGGGGCAAATGATGAAAACTAACCCAATGAACCCAAAGAATCCAAAGAATCCAAAGAATCCGCCTAGCAATGCTAAGGCTATCAAAATCCCTAAGAGCAGCGGTAACCGTGCCGATCTCCAAAAGATAAACAAACCCAAAACCAACCAAGGCTCTACGGAGTTTTTCAAGAAAGGCGGCGATACTATGGCTTCTAAAATGAACCCCGGCTTCATGGCAATGATGGCAAAGAAAAAAGACGGCGCTAAGAGCGCTATGCCAGCCGCCTTAGCAAAACACGCAGCTAAACCTGCTTCCAAAGCTCACGCTGGCCTCAAAGCCGGTGGTATGACCAAGATGGGCTCTGTTAAGACCAGCCCTAAGCCTGATGGCGTAGCCCAACGCGGCATGACCAAAGGTACTCAGATCAAAATGAAAGGCGGGAAATAATCATGGCTACTAAAAAACGTGTAAAACGCTTCGCTGAAGCTGGTTTTGTCGATCAAGATTTGGCGGACCAAGAAGCGACTATGATTAAACGTGGCATGGAAGAAGGCGACCGTGACGAGAAAGCAATGCCAAAGCAAGACTTTATGAGTTCTAAAGAACCAGAAGCCCCTGCGATGCGTAAAACGACAATGCCTAAACCTAAGCCTAACTTTAGCAACGAAGGCCGCAGTTCCAAAGCCCCCGCCCCAACTACTCCTGCGCGTAAAATCCAAACGACTAATGTACCAAAAGCAATCGCAGATTTTTTCAGGCCGAAATCAGCGTCGGAAAAAGACTCAGCCAGCCGTTCTGCCTTACGTGAAAGCGAAAAAGCAAAACCAAAAGCTCAAATGACTTTTCAGGAACGCTACGCTAGCAAAGGTTATGCTTCAGGTGGTTCAGTGTCAGCTTCATCCCGTGCCGACGGTATTGCTACCAAAGGCAAAACTCGTGGAAAGATTTGCTAAATGAAATACCCCGACGCTACTCCGGTGGACGAGCCTGTAGCTAAGCCAAAGCCTGCTCCGAAACCAAAGCCAAAACCCGTACAGTACCCTGACTCAGTACCTGTGGATGAACCAGTAGTAAAAAAGGCCAAGGGTGGGTCCATCCGTGGCGGCGGTATCGAGTCCCGTGGCAAGACTAAAGGTAAGATGATTACCATGTGCAGTGGCGGCATGTCTAGGGGCAAGAAGTGATTGCCAGTCGCGGCATGGGGGCTATTAACCCCTCCAAGATGCCCAAAGGCAAGACGATCACCCGTAAGGATGATCCGAACAAGGTTGAAATGTACGCTGAAGGCGGCAAGGTTAATGCTGCGGGCAACTACACAAAGCCTAGTCTTCGCAAGAAGATTTTGTCGCAAGTAAAAGCTGCGGCAACCCAAGGCACCGGAGCGGGCAAATGGTCAGCACGTAAAGCACAGCTTGTCGCTAAGAAATACAAGGCGGCAGGTGGCGGGTACAGAGACTGATATGAAAGCCCCGCAAAAATCGCTCAAAGATTGGGGCGACCAAAAATGGAGAACTAAAAGTGGTAAAAAATCTTCTGACACAGGTGAAAGATACCTACCAAGTGCTGCGATTAAAAGTCTTAGCCCTAGTGAGTATGCTGCAACAACGCGTGCGAAGCGTGCTGGCAAAAAAGCCGGAAAACAATTCGTAGCACAGCCAAAAACAATTGCTAAGAAAACAGCGGGGTTTAGATAATGGCTACGAAAAACTGGATTGCTGGCGCGATTAAAAAGCCCGGTGCATTGCGTGCCGCGCTTGGAGTTAAAGGCGATAAGCCGATCCCCGCTAAAAAACTAGCCGCTGCAGCAAAGAAGCCCGGTAAAATGGGCCAACGTGCTCGCCTAGCCCAAACCCTTAAAGGCATGAAATAATCATGGCAAGTTCAGGAACCTCAGCGTTTAACCTAGACCTCACCGAGTTGGTGGAGGAGGCGTTTGAGCGTGCGGGTTCTGAACTTCGCTCGGGTTATGACTTGAAGACAGCCCGCCGATCGCTTAACTTACTGTTTGCTGACTGGGCCAATCGCGGCGTAAACATGTGGACGTTTGAGCAAGGGACAATCACCCTGACTCCGGGCCTATCCACCTACGCCTTGCCCGTGGACACTGTGGACCTTTTAGAGCACGTTATACGTACTGGAGCAGGCAGTGCCTCAACACAAGCTGACCTAACAATCACACGCATTAGTGTATCTACCTACGCTACGATCCCTAACAAACTTCAGCAGGCTCGCCCTATTCAAATTTGGATACAGCGGCTTGACGGTGAGCGGTCAGCTATCGGTACAGCTTTGACAAGCGCAATCACAGCTACGGATACTACGATTACTGTGGCTACTACAGTAGGTCTGGCTACATCTGGCTTTGTAATAATTGAGTCAGAGATCATTTACTACGGTTCTGTCGAAGGCAACCAACTTTTATATTGCTACCGTGGGCAGGCTAACACCACTGCGGCATCGCACATCAATGGAACCCCCGTATACGCGCAGAACCTACCCTGCGTGACGGTATGGCCTACCCCAGACAACACTACTACTTACCAATTAGTTTATTACCGCATGCGCCGTATTGACGATGCAGGTGGCGGTGTAAACACAATGGATGTACCGTTCCGGTTCTTACCCTGCATGGTGGCAGGTTTGGCCTATTACTTGGCTCTGAAGGTCCCTAACGGGGCAATGCGGCTGGACATCCTCAAAGCACAGTACGACGAAGCATGGCAGCTTGCTGCAACAGAAGATAGGGAATCAGCGGCGTCGCGGTTCGTCCCACGTCAGATGTTTATAAATTAAGTTATGGGCAATAGATTCGCGTCAGGCAAACACAGCATCGCCGAGTGCGACCGCTGTGGGCAACGGTATAAACTGAAGCAGCTAAAGAAAGAGATTATCAAGCTCAAAGAATACAACCTTTTGGTGTGTCCTGAGTGCTGGGACCCAGATCAACCGCAGTTGCAGTTGGGTATGTTTCCAGTAGATGATCCACAGGCTGTGCGTAACCCGCGCCATGACCCGACTTATGTTACATCGGGCACAAACACAAGTGGGTACCCTGCGGGGGGCTCTAGAGATATTCAGTGGGGTTGGTACCCGGTAGGTGGGGCATCATTTTTTGACGTTGCGTTGACGCAGAACTACTTGGTTGCAACGACGAATGTTGGTATAGTCAGTATTACGGTTTCATAGGAGATAATCATGGCATTTACAAAATCCGCAGACGGTATTGTTTCAAAAGGCAAGACCAAAGGCAAAAATCTTGGTGATAGTGGCCCCACATCTAGCGCTATGCACGGCGGCAAAGGTGGTAAAGGCGGCAAGACCAATGAAGATATGCTGAAGCTAGGCCGTGGTCTGGCTAAAGTAGCTAACCAAAAGCGAGGCTAATATGGCAACACAAAGCATGAAACGCATGGGCAAAGAAGTTGGCCCTGCCAGCCTTTACGCTAAACCTCACACTATGTCAGGCGGCAGCGTAACCGTAGCTGAGAACCCCGGCAAAGAACCTAACCGTAGCAAGCTGGATTCGCTGGATGTAAGCATTGGCGCTATCAGCAAGTCCGCTGGCAACGAGCCAACCAAAACCTCTGGCATCAAAATTCGTGGAACTGGTTGTGCTACCAAAGGT